TTTAACGATCGTAGGGGTAAGCTGGTAACATGTACAGATCCTAGTGATGCTGATACTTACTCAATTACCTATCCTCCAATTGGAAAAATTATTGATGACAGTCCTAAGTATATAAGAGACTCAGGTAAGCAAGCATCAGATATCGTAGGACTAAAAGAAAAGTAGAAAGGAAAGGGCTATGTCACCACAAGATCCATGGGAAACTCACGACGGAGGAACAAACGGCTGGCAAGAATATAAAAGACTGGTTATTAATGAGCTTGAAAGAGCTAATCTAAGATTAGATTTAGTTGACAAGAGATTGTCTAACTTAGAAAAGAATATTTCTATATTGCAAACAAAAGCAGCAACGTATGCTGCTACTGTGGCAATTTTAATTTCAGGAGGCATAAGCTTCCTACTAAAAATCCTTTGACTCTGGGGTACAGAACAATCGTAAGGAGATTATTGAATGGCAGAACAACCAAATTTAGATTATCAACAAGAAACAACATATAGTGCAGAAAATAGTACAACTCCTGGCGCAATGCCACAAGCAGATCCAACGGCTGAGCAAATGGCTCAGATTGCAGCGTCGCAAACAGCAATGCCGGAAGATGCGAACGCAGTACGGGAACGTGCAGCATTCGAAACATACGTCCAAAATAGTGGAGATCAAATACCGCCTAACTTCAAGGACGCTGGGGCGTGGTTTGATTCACTCAAAGAAGCCCAGAAAAAATATACGCAAGGGCAACAAGAGATCGCAGATCTAAAGAGAACGTATGCTGAAAACAATACGCAGAATCCTAACTATGCTCCTCAACAAGAAGCACCAGCTCCTGAACCTGTACAACCAACAGGTGAGGAACAACTACGGATCCCTTCTGTTGAGGAAGCTGCTCCTAAACAACCAACTAATAAAGAAATTAGTCAGGAGGATTGGGATAAGTGGGGTATGGAAGTTGCCATTAAGGGTGACTTGACTCCTGAAACACGTGCTGAAATTAAACAGTACGGTTTTACTGATAAGATGGTTAACGATTTGTTAACAGCTCAGCAAGCTAAGATGAGAGAAGCATACTCTGATGCTACCGCAGTAGTTGGTGGTAAAGAAAAGCTTGACTCTATCTTTGACTGGGCTGCTAAGAACTTATCTAAAGAAGAACAAGCACAAATTAATGTAGGTTTGTCAGGTCCTGCCTATGAAATTACATTAAGAGGATTAGCTGATACATTTGAAAAAGCTAATCAATCAAAAAGAACTAATGAACCAGCACCTACACCAGGCTTAGAGCAAAGCTCTGTAGCTTATGATAGTAATGTTGGTTATAAAACCAAGCGTGAGTTTTATGCTGATCGGAATAATCCAAGGTTTACTACAGACCAACGATTCCGACAAGCAGTAGAAGCACGTATGGTTAATACAGATTTTAATAATTTACCTGCCTAGTTAGACAGGCTAGGAGGTAAAGCTGATAGCATATAGAGAATCCCCCCGAAAGGACACGGGACTCTATTAGAAGGAAGCACCATAGAGTAAAACTCCAGTAGGAATAATTTAGAAACTATGTAACCGTAACTGTCATATTTATTACATCAACACAAGGAGTAAGGTATAATGTCATACCCAAACTTAACAGCAGCACAACTACCATATCGTGGTAGTATTGCTGAAACCGTTGGGACTAGCGGTGCTAACCCAACATACACTGGTGGTGCATGGAATGAAACAGCAGGTAGCGGTAAGCTATGGCTACCCATCTGGTCCGGTGAAGTAATTCACGCTTACGATCAGTACAACTCATTCGAACCTCTTGTCACATCGAAAACAATCGCAAGTGGCACAACAATGGAATTTCCAATTACTGGTACTGTAGGCTTAGAGCCAGCATGGGCAGCGGGTCAAGAACTAATTGGCGGTGCTGACAACAAGGCGACTACATTCACAGTCACATTGGACAAACGACCAATGGCAGCTCACTTTGAAACTGACAACATTGATATGATGTTGACTCAGTGGGAGTGGCGATCAGAATTGGCTCGTCAAGCAGGCATGACTCTGTCCAATACACGGGATAAACAGATCTTCTCATACCTAGTTCAAGCAGCTACTAACTCACAAATGGCGGAAGATGTACAAATCCGTGGTGACTTTGGTCTTGATGGTGTGATGTATAGTGGTGGTGCATTTAGTGATAGTGCGGCAATCCGCTTCACTGCGCTAGGTAACACAGCTTCAACAGCCTCACAGCGATCCGACGCTGCTCTCGGTGTTCTTGAATCAATCGAGAAGTTTGTAGTCCACCTACAAGAAAATGACATCGATCATTCTCAAGTATACTGTGCTGTAACACCTCAAGCATACATGGATATCCGTGCGCTTGGTGTTGCTCGTGATAATGCAGACTTTGATAGTGGTGGTCGTCGTCCATACTTCGGTGGTACAGCCGAAATGGGTGGCTTGGGAATGGGTCTCAACGCAGGTATGGGTCCAATCTCAGCATCTCTCAATTACATGGGAGTTACTATCATTAAGTCCAATCACATCGTTCAGACTGACCTCAGTAGTGCAGCTGGTACAGCCGATTCACTAGGTGAAGCTAAGTATAATCTTGACTTCGCAGCTGGGTTGGTTAAAGGCGTTATTTGGACACCAGAAGCAGTTGCAAGCTTGAAGCTTCAAGGCGTTAAGGTTGATAATGTTGAAGACGTTCGTCGAAATACACACTTCACAGTAGCATCCATGATGGGTGGTACTGGTGTACTTCGTCCAGAATGTGCAGCACTATTGACTGGTCTTGATACTTCAGCAGGACAAGTGGATAACCGCACGATGATTCGTGAAGGCGCTTATCTAGACTATACACAAGAATACGCTAAAGGCTAATTCTTAGTTTAGTTATATACATGGACCCTCTGCCTCTCCGGGGCAGGGGGTCTTTTTTTATTAAGGAGGTGATCATGGGTAGTATCTCAAGACTGGATGCTGTTAACCAAATGTTGCTAGCAGCAGGAGAAAGTCTAGTATCCGATTTAGAAAACAATTCAGGGGTGGATACAGGCTTAGCTGAGTTTGTCCTTGATCGTGTTTCTCAAGACCATCAGATCAGAGGAGTAGTTAACAATAGATATGTTCGTAAATATAACTTATCCACAGCTGGTGATATTAACTTACCGAGTGAGTTATTATCTGCAGAACTTGTGTCCAATCATGTAGACGATGACGGTAATACTATTATTGGTATTGATAGACAACAGAAATTATACAATACTGTAGAGAATACCTATACTTGGGAAAAGGATACTGACTATTATATAGAGATAGTTGTTGAGTTAGCATGGGATGATATCTCAACACCTATGCAAAGAGCTATACTAGCTACTTCAATGAGACATTATCAACTTGTTGTTCAAGGTGATGAGGTTTCAGACGCTTTCTTAACCGAATCTGAACAAGTATTCAGAGCTATGAGCAGAGCAGACAATGTTAATAACAGTAGAAATACTATATTTAATAGCTCTAGTGATGTTATGAGAGCTGCTCTATCAAGACATAATGATTTGTATAACGACCCAAGACGATTTAGATACTGGAGGTTCCGTGGCTAAATATATCCCTACTTTAATTCCGATTAATTCATTAAGTGGTGGTGTTGGTAGACAAGCACCATCAAAGCGTATGCCTAACGAGGCATCTACTTTAGATAATGTTTATTGTACGCTTGAAAGATCGGTAGAAAGAAGGCGAGGATCTGAATTAGTCACAGGAGCTAATGGATTACCTACAAGAATATCTCTAGCTAGTACCAATATATGGTATGATTGGTTTATTATTAGCGAAGATCATAAATTCTTAATCTGTATAGATAGAGAAGCTACCGTGAAATCGGATTTGTTACGTATCTTTAGACTAGACGCTAACGATAACTTTGAACTCGTTGATGTCGACTACCAATCTATACCTACAGAATGTTTGAACTATCTAACTCATGGGACTGCTGATCTTAAACGGGTAGCAGTAGGTACTAGTTTACTTTTACTGAACCCTGAGGTTTACGCAGGCTTTACTTCAGATACAGAAGATGATTTTACTTTTGATCTTAGTGGTACAAAGACAGAGGAAACAGATTTAGTAGGCAGAGAAGCTAACTATCAATCAGCAGCTCGTGTTGATCCTGAAAGCGAAGCTGTTATATGGACTCAGTACAGTGCATATGTAGCAGGAGATAAAGCTATAGATGGGACACATGAAGTTCAAGGATTTCCACCAGGCACTTACGAAATATGGAAGGTAAAGGATGATGTATCTGGTACTATTACAAGTCATGCAGAGTCACCTCGAAACGATACAGGGGGTGCTGGTAGTACGAATCGTTGGGAGTTAGTTCAAGACCCAGAAACTAATGAGGTTAGACGAACCAAGAGACTTCCTGTTAAAGAGTACATATACCCTGACCCCGATAAACCAGAGCTTGGACAGTCTGTATTAGACTTATCTAAGATTAAACTTCCACCACCTGAAAGAGACTTAAATGACTTTAATGGTGCTGAAGCTATAATCAAAACTTTATATCCAGGTGTTGGTGACGTAACAGGCAATGGTAAAGTTTATTACTTTGCACAAAAATATGGAACAACAACACCCGGATACTATAGGGTTAAAGATTCTGAAAAATCACCGTACTTACATAAGGTTAGGACTCCCGATAAACTATCTGTTATAGATAAGAAGAGAATGCCTATGCAATTAGCCTATGATTCTAAAGAAGAAACGTGGTCATTACGTATGGTTGATTGGGATCCTAGGGAATCAGGCACTAAGGACACAAATCCAGGACCTAGTCCATTTATGACTGATGATGGTAAAGCAAAACAATCTCAGATTAGTTCTATATCTTTCTATAGAGATAGATTGTTCTTATCATCAGGAGATAAACTCTTCTCCAGCCGTATGGGTAACTGGGATAATTTCTGGATTGATGATCCAACTACAATTGTAGCTACAGATCCTATTGATCTAAGTGTAAGTTCTAATAAGTATTCACCTATTACACACACGATTCCATTTAACGACTTTCTGTTTATAAATACCAAGGGAGATACTCAGTTTGAACTGATTGGTTCCGAGAACCAGATTACTCCCTTTACTGCGGAGATAGCTCCTACTACATTCTACTCTACACTACCGGAAATTGAACCCCAGCTAATGTCAAGCCAGATTTATTTCTTTGGTCAGAACAGATTATATATTTATTTTAACTCTGAAGCTTCCAATATCAATCAAGCTGTACCTGTATCTAATCATGTACCAGGATATCTACCTGATAGTGTTAAAGAAGTAGCTACTTCACCTGCACATGACACCATTTTCTTTACAGATGAGAATGAACGTAATGTTTTGTACATGTATACTAATAGATTTGCTGGTGATCAGGTTGTACAGAATGCTTTCTTTAGGCAGGTATTTAATCCAGAATTTAATATAGAAAAGATAGGTATCATGGGTGATAATATCTACATGGTAGCTAGAGAAGAAGAGTACGCTTATTTGTACAAGCTTCCTTTAAGAATAGAATCAGATTTAACTGATTATACGCCTAGGTTAGATGCTAATTTCTATACTACAAATATGGAATATGATAATGAAACAAACATAACAACCATTACAGTACCTTATCTAACTAGTACTGCTGATAGGGTCGTTGTAATGTCCACTTTAAATAAAAGGTGGGTTTATGAATGCCAGGCAGAGCCTATAGATACGGATAATGTAACTAAACTTCATATAGCAGGTAGGGTGCAAGGAAATGAATTTGTAGTAGGCAAGGAATATACCTCTGTTATAGAACTAAGTGAACAGTTTGTAAGAGATCAGAATAATAATACACAAGATGGGGTGCTAAACCTTAGATCTATAAATCTTAGACACAATAAGTCTGGTCAGTATGACGTTGTTGTATCTAGGCGAAACAGAACGGAAGAGATAACTTCCTTTGGTCTACTTAATGTAGACTCATTAAACACTTTATTAGATATGGATGAAGTATCTGATGATGGTGAACTTAAAGCGAGAGTCTTTGGGCTTTCTAACGAAGTAACTATTATCATAAGGAGCTCTTATCCAGAACCATTTAACATTACAAACATTGAACTTCGTGGTAAGTTCAGTAAACGAGATAGTATACTAGAGAAACGATAAGGAGAATCATCAGTGGCATACGACAATAACTCAAACCCTAGTGGGATTTTATGGGCACCCACTAAAACGATTTCTGATTGGGCAGAAAGACCGGGTACATCATTACGTGAAACGCCATACACAAGTTTAACTTTAGATGCTAATGTTTCAGATCAAGATCAGATCGTAGTAGTACGCACATTCGATATCTCGTCTGTCACTCCTGCACCAGCTACGCCCTTTACTGGTGAACAAGTGTGGAAACTATGGACTTTGCCTAACTCAGATTCTTCAGGCAGTCCTATGTATCAGCTAACTGATGATAAAACCGTAGTCATGTCAGCTACTGCAGCTGATTATAAGATTACTATTGATGGTACAGAGTACACAACTCCAACATTTGACTATGCTACCCATGATACCTATGTTCTAAGACGAACCTACAGTAAAGAAGGATTTGTTACATGGACAGCAGGCAGTAGAATTACTTCAGCCCAATTAAACCACAGTATGCAGCAAGTAATTAACTTACTACAAGAAGGAATTATTCGTGATCTTAACCGTGGTAAGTTTGATCCGTTTATTGGTCAGGCTAATGGTGTGGCATCGCTAGACTCTGATGGTAAGATTCCTAACTCTTTGATCGGTGCTTCTACTCTAGGTATTAATACCGAATTAGGCGTTCAGGGTACAGGTACAACTGACGATAAGCTACGTATTAAACTTAATGGTGGATCTTTAACTGCTACTTCAGATGGTTTAAGTGCTACATTAGTTAATGATCTAACTACAGGTGGTACTACTGTAGCTCTTACAGCTGAGCAAGGTAAACTCCTAAAGGCAGAGGTAGATACATTAGGTACAGGTATTACATATAAAGGATCTGGAGATATCAATGCTGCATCTACCTATGATACTATTTATGGAGGTACACCTACAAGCCATCCACCATCACGTGGAGATACAGTGGTACATACAGGCTCAGGAACATCTGCGGATACAGACTGGGTAGGACTAACTAGCGGTGGATCTATAGCTCAATACAATACAATTCGATGGAATGGCTCAGCCTGGACTGTTGTTGCTGCTAGTTCTTATATAACAACTGATGGTAATACAGACTTACATACTAACCAAAAGGCAGTAACGCAAGCAGCAGGAGTTGGCAACGAAAGCGGAGGCAATGAAAAGAAAGTAGCTACTTGTGAACACGTTTACGATGAGATTACAGCCTCAAGTCTTGAGCGACTTAGCGATGTTACGGATTCTCTATCTAAGAGTGCAAATGATGTACTTAGATGGACTGGGTCTGCATGGGCAAATAGTGCTGACTATTTAAGAAACGTTGCAGGTGCTGTTAATATCAAGCTAGAAAATTTAGCTAATGTTCCTTCCAGCCCAACAAATGATCAGGTTATTAAATATAGCTCATCAGGTAGCGAATGGGTTATGGCTGCTTTAGACACAACCAGTACTGTTGTAGGTGTTACTAGTAGTACTGATGCTAACTTTGCAGGAACAGCTGGGACTGATGTTTCAGGTATTGTTCAAGATGCTTGGATTACTTCAACACTAGGACATACAGGCTCACCTACTGCAAATACTCTTAAAGTGTTAGAGTTTAACGGAGCTAAACACCTATTGGGAGATAATGGAGCAACCTTTGGTTTACCAGCAGCAGCTAATAGGCTCTATACCACACACAGACAAGACGTTACTTATCGAAACGGTCATCTTCAGTGGAAAGGTATTGACAACGACGGTACTACATGGGCAAACAATACAGAAACTTCTATATATCCTTATATGATTGCTCCTACCGATACAACAGGGTCAGCAGCGGGTGCTGAATCAGCTGGTGTTTACTTACAAGACATAGCAGGAACAGTAGATGCTGACAATGCTGGTGGATTTAAGACTAATGTTAAGATTACTGCTGCATGTAGACCAGGAGAAACAGTTCTTACCTTAACAGAGACGGATGATTTCTTTGAAGGAGATGTTATTAGGATTGTCAAGGTAGATGCTACACATACAGAATATATTAGAGAAGATAGTTCTGGTGGTGATAATAGAATGTGGTTTACAATGACTAATAGAATTAAGAAAGTACTTAATGCAACTCAAATAGAACTTGAAACACCAGTACCTTCACATATGACTGCTAATAAGTTTAGGATTTATAAAAATATCTATCATGTTACTAATGCTAATCAAAATCCTAACGTTGGTTCACAACCTTCACGCCTCAGTTTTGAGAATATGAAGTTTGAAAACCTATGTAGCGGTTACTATGAGTTACCAACAAACCCATTGAGTTTTGTTGATACAGGTCATGGCTCATTTGAAGCTAACTTAGGCGTAGCAGCACATAATTTCCCTGCAAACAAGGAAGTTCTTGCTAGCTTTGACAGCATAAGCTTACAAGGAGATCTTGGTAGTACATTCTATTGGGGTGATATCAATAGAATGACAAAAGATACAACCGCTGTTGGTACATATGGACCGGGTAAGCTAGTTCAAAAAAATGTAGGTACAGGTATATCTCTAGGTGCTGGAGAATTAGGCGGTACTCTAGATAATCTAGGAGGGTCTGTTCCTAATGTAGGCGGTGGAGGTACGGGTGTAGGCAATAAAGGTGGATCTTATGGCGTACTAGGTATCGGTTACGAAAGAGGTATACGTATTAACGACGGTCAAGATATTGTATTTAAAAATTGTACATTTGATGGATGGGCAGAAGCTGTAATCTTAGAAGGTTGTTATAATGTTCGGTTTGAAGACTGTACTTTTAACTCACCACTATGGACAGGCACGGGTCCTAACAGTACAGGCATTAAACTAATTGGCTGTACAAATGTTACCGTTAAGGATTGTACTTTCAATGGCTGTCATTATGGAATTAAGAATATAGACACAGCTTTAACCTGTTACGATATTGCGATTAAGAACTGTAAGTTCCATAACATCTGTTCAGCTGTATACTTTACAGGCTGTACTAAGAATATTAGAATCCAAGACTGTGATATGGTATCTAGAGCATGGAACGTAAGACGACTTGCATGTAGCCGTGGTGTAGATAACTCAAGCTATGTTATTCATGTTGAGGGTTGGGATATTAAAGTAACTGGATGTACTATGGACGGATCTCAGAACTATCTACATGGTGGTACTGCTACAGAAACATGGGATCCGAATAAGTATGGACTATCAGCTACCTCTGGTGGCTTTGATGTTTCAGGTGGATTTGATGGTGGAAACTTTAGCTCCTCTAACGCAAACCAGAAAGTAAGTATTTCCAAGGGATGTAAGTTTGTCATCACAGGCAAAGGTATGGAGCCAGGTAATGGTGAGTATAGGAGTGGCTTTATACAGGATTTAGTATTCTCCAATAACTCTTGCACAAGTTGGGAACACGGTATTCTTGTTGAGTGTATGGGCGGATATATAAGTAGGCGATGTCCTATTAACGGAATCTCTATTACAGATAATTACTTTATATTTAATAGATATGGTTGTTTAATTAGTTACGGCTTTGATGCTTGTAATGGTGTATTTGATACAGATATTGTTAACAATACATTTAGAACTGATTATACTTATGTAACTAATATTCCTAGAGGTATTTCAACTCAACGAGATAAGTTCCATTACAGAGCAGGTGAAACCGTTAATGGTGGATATGGTTATGGAACATCTCATGACACAACACACTATGGCAATAACATGGATTACCTAGGTTCAATCTTTGGTATACGAACAGGAGCTCTTAAAGATCCTTACAGTGGAGCTGATCCCCCAACTACCCTTAGAATGAATAAAGTTAGAGTAAAAGATAATTATATAGATTTTATAGCCAAATATGGAGCTCAGCAGAGTACGTTCCATCCGTGGGGTATGAGTTTCGGTACAGGGCATGAGGAATATGGAGGAACACGGCACATAAATATCGCCAATAACGAGCAGCGGGGCGGATATGCCCTGCACACTGTCAGTACTGATGCTGAGAATGTTAAACCAATTATGCTAAAATGTCTATACACTGATAATGTTCTTCGTAATGGTACATATGGAGGTACTTATAGTATGCATAGATATGGTAAGTATGATTATACAGGACATAACAAGAGAAGAGACGACTTCTCAATGGAAACATAATATGAATAAATCAGATAGAATAGAACGATTGCAATCACTTTTAATTGAGTGTATGTTAGACGATCTGAGTGATCCCGATAAATGTACCCCTGGTCTATACCAGGTGGTGCGTGGGATCATATCAGATAATAGAGAACAATTAGACAGCATCCCTGATGAGACATTAGATTTCTTAGAGGGTAAATTTAAAGATAGTATACCATTCAGAAAGGAGGCGTAATATGCCAAGAGTAGGAAAAAAGAAATTTGCTTATACTGCTAAAGGAAAGGCAGCTGCCAAAAAACACGCTAAGAAAACCGGCAAGAAGATGAAGAAGAAGTATTAATGAACTGTAATTGTGATTGTCATAAGCAAGATAATCTTAGTAAGCTAAAAAAATGTGAAGATAGAGGTAAAGCAAAAGATAAAAAAATTAAAGAACTTGAAAAAAAGATCTTGACATTAACGCTAGTTGCTGCTATAATAGGAACCATAGTCGGTAAAGAGGCAGTGGATTCTGTTATAGAATACTTCAACACATTTAATGAAGTTAAGTCTACTATAGTTGATATAACTACAGATGCGGGGGATCTAACTATAGATTCCCCTGTATACTATGGTATATCTCCAGCCCCTAGTAGCTTAGCTATCTTTGCCTTATTAGCTTTTACCCCACCAAGGAGACGTAGATAGTGAATATACCAGAAGAAATGCTTGAAGACTTTCGCAATCACATGTGGGCGTGCTTTAAGTATATGGGTATAGGTGAACCTACACCTGCGCAGTACGCTATGGCTGACGCTCTACAAGAAGGACCTGAGGATATGCAGCTACAGGCTGGTCGTGGCTTTGGTAAGTCAGTTATCACAGCTTGCTTAGCTTCTTGGTTCTTACTAAAGGATCCTAACACTACTATCATGGTTGTATCCGCTACCAGTAACAAGGCTGCGGAGTTTATTAGCATGACTAGAAAAATCTTAGACCTTGTCCCTTACTGTGAACACATGAGACCAGGGGATCATACAACAGATAATGCATTTGGTTTTAATGTAGAGTGTCGTACTAAGATGGGTCAGGATAAATCCTGTTTTGCCCGAGGTATATCCTCTCAAATTACAGGTAGTCACGCTGAGTATGTTATAGCAGATGACGTAGAGATTGAGGGTAATTGTGAAACAGCCAATGCTAGGGAGAAATTGTTAAACAAAGTGTCAGAGTTTGAACAGATACGTAACGTAGGTGGTCGAGTTTTGTTCTTAGGTACACCTCAGATTAGGGACTCTATCTACAATACACTAGCTGAAGGTTATCCTATTACAAAGTTTCCCGCAGTTATACCAGACAAGAACAATGAGTCCGAATGTGAGAATGTCAATAGTTGGGTATGGCAGTTACAAGGGGAAGCTGGCGAACCTACTCAGCCTGAGAGGTTTAGTGAAGAAGTATTAGAGGGAAGAAAAGCTAAGATCGGTCCTAGATTATTTGCTTTACATTATAAGCTAGACACATCTCTTGCAGATGCAGAGAAGTATCCTTTAAGATTAGCAGATCTACTGGTAATTGACGTAGATCCTATGATCTGTCCTGAGAAAATCATATGGGCTTCTTCTACACCTATGAAAAGAGTCCCATCATTTGGAATGGCGGGTGATATTATCTATGAACCCATGTGGATCTCGGATAATTATACAGACTATCTACACACAGCTATGTTTATAGACCCGTCAGGTCGTGGTACAGACGAAACAGCTGTCTGTATTAGTTCATTTGCGAACGGATACATATTTATCCATGATTTAATAGGTCTTGATGGGGGCTACAATAAGGCAGTCCTCACCAAGATAGCCAAATTAGCTAATGAATACCAAATAAAGAACATACATGTCGAAAGTAACTTCGGTGATGCTATGTTTGGACAGCTTTTGGCTCCCGTTGTGGCTTCATCTTGCGGTCATAAGGTAGGAATTGAAGAGTACAGAGTGGCTGGGCAGAAGGAAGCTCGTATGCTTGAGGCTTTAGAGCCCGTATTAGCCCAGCACAGGCTTGTCTTTAACCGAAAGGCTATCGTGAACGAAGAAACCCAAAGACAGCTCACACGGCTTCATGACGCACGAGGTGCGTTGCCACGAGATGACCGTGTAGATGTCCTATCAGCCTCTGTTAAATTCTGGTATGACAACATGAGTATTGACGTTGATCAGGTTATTCAACAGAATGAAAATAAGAAGCACCAGGAAGTAGTTAAAGAGTGGCTATCTAATGATAGGATATTCGGTCTTCTTGGTGAAAGAATTTCTGGTGCGGTCTTAAGAGAAGATATGCCCCGGAAACGTAACCCATTTAAAACAAATCAAAGATATTGGTAAGGAGGTAAACCATGGCAGTAACAGGCGCATTAGCAATGCAAGCAGTAGGTGGTGTTCTATCATCCATAGCAGGAGCAAGAGCAGCAAAACAACAAGCAGCACTGAACATAGCCAAGTGGAGAGAAAGTGAAGTACTTAGAGCCAAAGATTGGGCTAATGCTACATGGTTCCAACTTCTAGAAGAAGAGGAGAAGTGGGCTAGAAACCAGGCAATAGGTGAAGAAGCTCTAAAGATTAGAGAAAAGAATCGTTATTGGCAACGGGAACGTACTAATAATACTATGTCTCAAATGTCTAATGGTATGTTCAAAGCTTATGGTGATCTGCAAGGACAACTAGCAGGACGTATGAACTCTAACTCAGCTACTTCTAAAGCTATGCTTAGGAATGCAATGAGTAACTATCACAAAGCAAGAGATACTGTCAATGTAAACTCAGCGCTAGAGAAAGGTCTTATTGATGATGAGTATCAAAAGACATTGAACATGCGTGACTTTGGCTTTACTAAAATTTCTGAAATCACACCAGGTCAATACTATGGTCAAAGCCCAAGCCAAGCATATAGCAGTGCTCTTATGTCAGGTATTGGACAAACAACTATGGCTGTTGCAGGTTCTTATTATCAGGCGAACACATAATGAGTATGGATTTTATAAAAAAGAAATCTGTTTCAGATATAGTAAATAAAAACTATACTGATCTTCAAGTACAGAGAAGTAATGAATGGATTAAAGGTTATCAGGGTGATAATATTCTTAGAGACTGGCTAGAGTTTGTACCTTTTGATATTACTCCTGAAAACAGAACAGTATATAATGATACTTACGAAGCTTTATCTGGATTACCTAGGGAAAAGTTTAACGCCTACAGAATGCAAGAGATAGATGCTAAGTTAAGTGAAGCCTATTCACCTATGGATAAGCTGTTTGTTCTACAGAATGTAAATAGCGTTGAGAATGATGATGTGGCTAATCACTATATGCCTAAGCTTACCCAATTGCAGGAATATATTACAACAGACTTTGCACATAAGAGTACTATCTCACATTCTAAAGCATTAGAAGAATCTTTAGTAAAGCTATTTAGCGATCCAAGCAAAACCTTAGATGCTTTAGCACCTGAGTATGAGCATATAAAAGATATCTCAGTATTAGAAAGAATGAATAAACTAGGAGAAGCTGAGATTGTTAATGGCAGAGTTTCTATAAAAGATGATACTGGCAAGTATGTCGTAGGGCAGAACCTAACCGTAAATGATCAAGGTCCTGATGCTGCCGAACAGTATGCGGTACAGGTAAATAGTTTTAAACCTATTCAAAGAGCTGTTAAACCTCATTTGGATATCGCTAGAAGTATTACTTCTGAAGGTAAAAGGCAGGTTGATGAGTCTTTATTCGCTAATCTTGATACATTGTCTATTGATGATGTGGCTCCTGTAATGGCAAACATGTTAGACTACAGAGATGTAGAAACTAAAGGTGTGGTTGAGAAAGGATTAAAGAAGTTTAAAGATTCCACTAATATCCAAGATAAACCTAGAGCTATGGCTAGAATAGCTGGGCAATTAGTATCTAATATCTATAAGAGAGGTGTTCTATAATGCGACCGCAACAAAAAAGACAAGATGTAAGACCTCTAGAACTACCTGATATGTCGCAAGAAGTAAACATAGTTAACGCTAAGTTTACAGAAACAGACCCACGATTCAGAGACACAGATACTAACCAACTAAATAAAAATTCAGAAGGTCAGATAAGTGGTGTGGAAAATTCCCAAGCTGCTGCTGATTATAAGATGTCTACTGTTCTTCGTCAAAGTATATTAGAAGCTGGTGCGGAGCTTGTAAAATCAGAAGCTGCGAAAAGAACACAGAAAGAGAAGGACGATCTTGAAAAGAAAAACGGTGCAAGGATAATAAACGAACTTCAAGGAAAACTAATCGGTATAGAAAATCTGCAAGAAGCTGGATCTGTTGTAGAATATATTCAAAGTTTACAAAGTGATGATGCAGATCCGAAGGCTAAAGAAGAAGTTAGGTTAGCTGTGGATGAGTTTATGGTAAAATATATTGAAGATACTAGTGATGAACTTACCGAAGAAGAACGAAAAGAACTTATGGAAATACTGAAAGCTAGAGCTTTTAGACAACAAGGAATGAGATAATGGATCCTGAATTTAAACATACTACTAATCCTATATTACATAATATAAATGATTCGCTTCGAAACGAAGATTTAAATAATATACATAATCTAAAAGAGATACATAATAGAATCGAAACCTATGGTACTAAACCTTCAGAGCCTACTCATGGAGATTATGTAGTACACAAAGGCGATACCACTTGGAAGCTTTCTCAAGCATCTGGTTTATCTGTAGAAGAGTTCCGGGAACTGAACAATCTAAAAAAGGGGGAGCAGCCAGGTATTGGTACCCTTGTTCAAGTACCTCTAGCTAGTGGTTTAAGCACAGTCTTAACGGGTGATGTATTTACGTATCCTAGAGAAAAAACCCCTTTGCCTAGTGGTACTGGCTTTACAACAGGGTTAGAAGGTTATGATGAGGAAACAGTTAAGCGTATACAGAGTGGCGAGATTATAATAAATAACCACCGAATCAGTTCATTATCTAAAGAAGAAAGAAATATAGAATTAAGCAATGCATTAAGGGTAGTTGGAGACCAAGGTAGACTTATACCTATACCTAAGTATACTCCTGAAATACTCGAAATAAAGAAAAAGTATCACGAGGCAGACAAGCATGCAATGGATCTACTTAAAACAGCAACCGAAATGGGTAATCGTTTAAAAGAATTATCTGATATAGATGATCCGGCAGTTCGTAAAGACAGAGAAAAATGGATTAGGAAAGAGTATGCTGCCTTTTCTAATGCTTACAAAGATGCAAGCGATATAGCTTACACATTACGGACTGAGTTGCAAGATGGAATACAAAACCAATATTCTGGTCTACTTGCAAATAGTCTTGACGCAGCTTGGGACGTTAATGAACTTCCTTACATGAAAGCTTCTCAGATAAGAATGTTGAATATGGGAATGGAGCAAAACGAATATGACCTAGCACTCCTTAGACAAGCAGAAAACCCTATCCAAGCAAATAATCCATACAAGGAATATATAGATTTGCTTTGGGGCAAAGAGCTATCATCTAATTATGATCCAGACGTTCATATTGCGGTAATTCCTCGCAGTGATAGGTGGTATGACAACACTACTATTTCTATAACTAGAAATTTAGAGTCAGTAGATGATACAGAAAAATTAAGAGTATCGGATACTCCATGGAATGTGGGTGAACACCCATGGATAGACCATCAAGTAGATCCCGATGATCCACATAGAATATTTTATGCAGAACTAGAGGATACAGATTTTAAAAAAGAGCATCGACATGATTTAGGTACAGCTGGTATTCAAGGATGGATTCCTGACGATGACATCAGTCACAGGGGTGATATAGGACTAGATACCAGGAGAAAGGATACAGTTCTAGGTAGGGATGAAAAGTTAGTTTCGGTAGACAAAAAATATGGTGGTAAAGATTTATTGCTTGGAGATACCCCACTATTCTTTGCTCTTAGCGAAAAAGCTTTGGATCCAATAGAGACATTGGCTCACGAACTTGTTCACCTTTTACAAGAAGAAGTAGTAGAAGGCGATCTGGAAAAAATTAAACGACGAACCAAAGATATCAGGAGCAACGAGTACCATGATCAAACTACAGAACGGGGTGCCTTTTTAAGAGAAGCTATAGATCGTTATATCATGTCACTAGAAGATAAAACGGCTCCTATAAATTGGGAAGATTTTAAAGAGTGGAATGAAACTACAAACATATACATTGAAGGACCAGAAAGATTTGAAGCTATACAAGGAACTATAAAAGAACTAGATAAAATTTTCGAAGATCCTACTTGGGGTGAACAAAATAAAAACCATATAATACACAGGAAAGCACATCACTCAAATCACACAAGTGATCTGATGAACGCATAGGAGATATAATGTTACCTAAAGAACTTATGGACATGCCTATTGAGGAGCGTAAAGCTACTTGGGAGCGTATGGTAGAAGAGACAGAAAACTTAGAAGATCTTGGATATTATAAAACATGGACAGGAAAAGAAGATGAATATCTTATGGAAATGGATATTGAAACGGGTCTCTTCAAAACACCTCCAATGGATATTCCTTCGGTTGAGGAGTATTCAGAAGGTTATGACTTTACAGCATGGAAAGAACTAAGAAGAGTCAATAAAGAAAGACATGGTTTAGAGTGGGACTGGACAACTAAAACCTTTAAAAGAAAAGAATTTACTCAAGAACAAAAAGACGAAGCTCAGTTAATTGTTTACAACAGAATAAAGAATTTGACACACAGGGCTCTTAATAGAGGTGATGATCTTATTGAAACAGATCGTGGATATGAACCTTCTCCTGCTTGGATGAATAAGTTTATTGATCAAGTGTTAGCTTTTTCTGATCTAGGAGGAGACGAAAGAGCTGTAGTGGAATCATTAAAAGCTATTCCAAACCATGAGGGAAGAATAGAACAGCTATGGGAAACCCTACCAGAATTACGTGCAGCTTATATTAAAGGTGCTCAAGCAAATGGGGAAGAGGCAGATCACTCTACTATTATAGAAGTATTCAATACAATGCTTGGTATTCAAGACAACGAAGTAAGTTCTGTAGATAAAGATCGCTTACGAAATAGAGAAGCGAATGATGCTAGGATGAAGTCTATGGATTTAGTTAAGGTTATTAAAGACTCATCTCCAGCTGTTGCTATGATGGGTATGGGAAAACTAAAGAAGCATTATAACTGGACTAATGAAGACTTGTTGATGGCTGGGTTGTCACCAACGTTTGTTGATAAACTTGAAAAAGACTACGGTCCGTTTACTAACCTAGATTACTATGCTGATCAAGAACCTACTCCCCAAGAACCTAGCCCGGAAGTATTTAAATTTTTAACTGAAGAAGATATAGCAGAGCTAATGAAAACAAACCCTAAATGGTTAGATTCTATAATAGGATCTACTTTAGGTAACAGATCCCTTACCGCTACGAATGTAGATAATATTGATTGGCTACAATTAGAGGACTTACAAGCCCAAGTTCAAGCAGAGATTGCAGCTACAGAACCAGAAGAAGTACCAGAAGAAGTAGACCCTGATCAACCTATAGACCGTTTTGAACAGATATTAGGTAAAGACTCACCTCTACCTATTCTACATGAGTTAGCTTCAAAAACTAAAGAAGAAAGAACTGCAGCCTTATCTGCTGCAAGAGGTGTTGTAGACGTATTGATGAATAGAGTGGATCTTCGTCAATTCACTTTAGACGAGTACAAACAATCCGTTTTAGAAACATTCAACGAAAAGTATGGAACTGAATACGAAGCATGGGGTAAGTTAACCACATCATTTTTCACCGGGGGTCTTACACGTCATCAAGAAAGATGGTTGTTAGATATGTATGACTATGTTTCAGAAAGGGCAATTGATCCTGCTGGAGCTGGAGGAGGTGCTGCTGAAACAGAAGCTGAAAATGTAGAGGAAGCAACTCAAGGACAGCTTAAAGGTATTACTCATGATCCTACAAAAGCTGCAGCTTCTCAAGTGTTGCTTGGTGTTAGTGTATCGCCAGAAGCATGGCAAGAATTAATGAATAAACCACATAAGTATACAGCTTTTTGGCAAGAGTATAACGGTATGTCTGAAGCATGGACAGACTTTATTAATCTAAAGTCAGAACAACTATTAGCTGCAGGTGCTACTGAAGAAGATATTACAACATTTAAAGCTAGCTATGCAAACTTTGATGGAATGGTTGAGCTAACAAGAACAGGCGCAATGGATGTATTTGCTGATAGTAACTGGGCTGAGTTTATAGGAATGCAATATGCCGAAGCAATTAGTAATAATCCATCTGCACGGACAGATGCAAATCTAGTTACACAGGTTAAGAGGGGGCTATCTCATATAAAAACTTGGAGTAGAGAGATTCCAGAAACAATGGGTGGTATAGGCAGATTCTTAATGGGTCTAAAAAACGGTGCAGAGAAAACAGGTAACTGGGTATTGTGGTCAGGTATATTAGATGATGCGGGTGGTGGTATGCTACAAGGCATGGCTTTGGATATGATTTTAGATAAACTAGACCAAGCATCTGGCGGTGACTGGGCATCTTTAGATCCTAATGACGCAATGTCTATTATCAATACAACTCCTCAAGAAATTATAGACATCATGACAGCTGGATCTATTATAGCAGGACTTGAAGGTAAATCAGGATTTAATGCTGCAGGAGTTCCTAATGAAGTAGTAGACTCTATCTTGGCTATGAATGGAAGGATAGATAATACCTGGGTACCAACACAGGCATTAGAAATGGTTTTGAATACGACTGACTTTTCTGCTACTGAAGAAGAAAGACAACAATTAACGGTGGCGTTGAGAGGTGGTATTGATGAGTTTGTAAAAGCAGCAGCTTTCTTACTGCCTAACGATGAGGAAAGTGTAGCAAGAAGAGAAGAGTGGAGGACCACTGGTATCAATGCTAATAAGTCTGATGCTATTGTACGAGATATCTGGTTAGCAGTAAAGGATACTCATGTTGGTCAGATAGTCCAGAAAGCTATGCCGGATCTAGATGATTATACACATAATACAGATCAACCGGGTTTGTTTACTCTCTGGTTGGGGTCAGCGGGTGAACCAGTACAACAATATGAAACAGCCTTATTGTATGCTATGCAGATTATGTTAGCAACTCCTGAATCTAGAAACCAACTAAAGGGTGCTTTTGCTGCAGCTGCTATAGGCAGTGCTCAAGGCAGAGCAATGGATCTAAGAGCTGCCTTTAGATTATATGACGCATTCCAAGACTCAGCAGCAGGTCTTCCAGTTCCAATGTCTATGTCTGAAAGTGGTATGCTCAATTTTGAAATAGTTCCTACCTCAAACTTTACTAGATGGCTAATGCCTACAGAAACTAAAGATGCTAAAGAAACAACCTTAGATGCATGGGTTAATATCCCTAGACTTGGAACATCTGTGGCTTCTGAGATAACCCTAACTAGCAATGAAAGAGAAGCTTTAACAAGCGGTATTGTAAAAAGAAACTTTAATAATCTAATTGCTACTGGAGAGGTAGGGGGACTTACTGAAGCTAATGTTATGCAGGCGTATGAAGTAGTAAGAAAAGAATCTTTTGAGTTTCAAAAAGAAAATCCACAATCCCAAGAAGTGGGTCTAGCAGAGACACATCTTAAGGTTGTTAGAGAGCTTACAATAAATCCTGAAAAGTATGACTTAGACCCAGAAACCATACCTAAACATCTTAAAGAACTTGGTCTGTTTGCTGATCGTTACATCGATGAGTATGGGGATTTGGATGATATTGGTTGGGATATGGATACTATGACTAATGCAATTAGTAATGAAGTTCGTGGAATCCGTAGTAATCCTAGTCTAAAGATGAAGGTAGAAAGAATGGTAGAGCTGCAGGCTGAAGGTATGATGGGCTTTACTGAAGGTGTTTCCGAGGAAGATGGTATACTTACTGTACGCATACCATGGATGACTGTAACTGATGCCGATTTTGGTAATATAGATGTTGATGCTATAAATAAAGAACAAGAACAGAAAGGATATTCATACTGGACTGCAACAGAACATAAAGATCTTATAGCTAAAGGTCTATGGATAGATCTTAGAGGCTTTCATGCAGGCAGACCTATGTATCAATACCATGATCCTGGTAATAAAAAAGGAAGCGCAGTTTATCAGCACGGTAAATGGTACGACTTTGTTCCCGAAGGACAATATAAACTAGTTAGAATGAAAAAGGAAACTGATTAATGGAACCAATTATTAGAGGGGAAGCAGATTTTATAACACCCCTTCCTAGCTACAACAATGACCAGTTGTTTAGTGCAATAGCTAACAATAGGCAAACCACAATGCCTTTCTTTAAAGAACAGCTTAAGATTGCACCTTTATCAGATTGGGGTGGTAGATTTGGTGACGAAAAAGGATTGTTCCAAGATATTGGTTCTCCTGATGTAGAAGAGTGGCAGCAAAACTATAAAGAACAAAGACCCTTTATGACAGCATCCATTGACACAGCCACAGGTGAGCTACAATGGGCTCCTCTGTCTTTACTAGAGGGTAAGCGCATCATGATGGCAGCAGCCCATACAGGCGGTGTATGGGGCATGAACGCCCAGAACGAAAACCTAGCAGCTTCTCTAATGTTTGCAGGACGACAGACACTTGAAGACACTTGGTTAGATATATCAAATAAAGATGCTGAACTCGAAGACGGCAGCATAGTTAATACAGAGCAATACTTACGTCAATGGATCAGTGATCTTGCTCATTTAAATATAGCTAAAGGATTTACCGGATCCTCGGAAGACTATTATAATCCTATTTCAGGACATATTAATATAGCAAAAGCTGGTGGCTGGTATGATACACCTTACCAACTATTCAAAGTAAAAGCTCATGTCTTTACAGATGAAGAAAAACTTTCTATTAAAGCTGCTACAGAAGAACGTGATGCCGAAGGTAATATAACTTTAGAGGGATTAGAAGTACCTGATGAATACAATCCAGAGTTCATGTATGAATACATGAAACGAGTCAATCCTAGTTATATGACTTATCTAGAAAGTGTAGGTCTTACTCCTGAAACAGTAACTGAAGCAAGGAACCAACACGAATGGTTCTATATGGCTAATATGGTTCTTCAACTAAGCTATGCACGAAACTCTATTATGTGGAGTGATAAAACTAACGGTGCATGGAAACATGCTGCGGGTGGTGTATATTCATTTGTTGTGGATGGTATCCTAAACGAACCTGATATGGTTGGTGAAATGGTCGCAGGTCTTGTTATTACAGCAGCTACAGCAGGTGTAGGAAGTGCAGCATTAATAGCTAGTTTAGCTGGTAAGTTAAGCAAACTAGGGGATAGAGCTTTAGACTTAAATAAACAAATGAGAATTATAGATCGAATGGCTAAAGTTCAAAGCGCTACTAGATGGCTGCCTTCAGCTCTACCTCACTGGTTAATAACAAAGAAGGGGGCTGTTAAAGCCGCTTGGTACAACCCATTTACAAAATTAAGTCGAAACCTATTCCTTGCTAACTCAGCCGAAGGTGCTCTTACTGGTGGGTTGGCTGAAATTAGAAACCAAGCAAATAAGATTGAATGGGGTATGCAAGATGAGTATGATTGGAAACTTGTCGGACTACAATCACTAAGCGAAGCTGCTATTACACCATTCATTAACCCAGCATTCTCGTGGTCTATGGGCAAACTTGGACAAGCTGGTATGGGTGTTGTGGGTGGTGGTGCCTGGGTAGGTAGTAAAGTATTTACTCCAAAAGTAGTTCCTGCTCAAATTAGAGATGCTGTTAGAACTGCAGCTCAAGCTGTAAAAGTAAATGAAGACAACCTTAGGTTTGTAAAGCAAGCAGTTACTGGTAGTATTGTAGGTATACGTATATCAAGATTATTAGCAAACTTGAAAATACAAGGTAAAGATATAAACTTGGATGGGATTGTATCTATACTTAGTAATGTAGTATTTCCTGAAACACCCACCATAGAACAACTACAACAAGTTGAATTAGATTTATTAAAAATTATAAAAGAACACACAACAACAGATTCTTCAGGAAAAAGTTCTATTGATACAGATTCTTTAGATATAATCATGGCAGTAGCTAAACTTGCAGGGGCTGCAGCACAACGTAGGGGTATAGATTCAGAAGGTGTGCAACGGGCTATAGGTCAAGCTTTCCTATTAGGACATGCTGAAGCAATAGCTCAAAATTTTACTAAGCGAAAGAAACGAAAGCCCGGTGGTAAAAAAGCTGGAAAAACTTGGACGGCTCAAGAGGTACTTGTTTATTTCTTTGGTACTAAAAAGAAAGACGGAACTACAACCTCACCTAAAGGAGATACTTCAGAGTTCTTTGGTGCTGTACTTAGAGATGAACTTGATGAATACTTTGGTGACAGAGATATTACAGATATATCTGAAGAAGAAATTACCGCAGCATGGGAAGCGATCATGGAAAAGAAAGGCAAAGCTTTTGCAGATCGTGCAATGGAAGTATTAAAAGCACGTCAAGAGATTGTAAAGAATTTAAAGAAAACTCTTGAAGAAGCTATAGATGAATTAGGAATTGATCTGAATGCTGAAAGTTTATTCTTAGACGAAAGTATTACTAATAGTGAAGTATTAGAACTGAGAAAAGTAGAAATACAAGACCTAGCTATAGCGTTAGCTGAACAGCTTACTATGGTTAAAAGACTACTTCAACTTAGAGTAGGAAGAGTTGAAAAATTACTCGAAGAAGATCTTGTTGAAACTATTGAAGATATATCAAACGAAGTTGAGGTGGCTGAAAAACTCTTTGAAAAGTACGATGTCAAAAACTGGGGGGAATTGCTTAAGAAAATTAAAGCAAAGGAAGTTGATCTAAAAGCTTTATCAGATGATGTTGTTGTAGTTCTTTCTGAAATAAAACTACTTGATACTGCGCTACTAGAAGATCCAAGTAAGTATGACTTTACAGAAGAAGAATTAAAACAAGAATTTAAAGCTATTGAACATCTCAAAGAGCTGACTAGAATTTATAACCAGTTAGTTCTTAACTCAGATGTACAGGCTATACGCACAGATGCACAGCTTGCACCTTTGATGCAAAACCTTGATTATTTGTTTGCAGAAGTAGAAACAGAATTAGGGATTGATATACAAATACCCTCAGTAAAAAACACAGGGGATTATAAGGTAGTGATATTGGGTGAAGTAGGACCCGATACTATACCTCAGGTTCGTATAGGATCTTTGCGAATACTTAGAGACGGAGAAGTTGAGCAAGAGGGTGTAATGTCTATTACCCATATTAAAAAGACTGCTGGTGGAAAGCCAGGTCCAGAACCTAAGGATCCGCCTCCTCCACCGCCACCGGGTGATGACGATGTGCCTCCACCACCGACACCACCAGCTGGTGATGAGGCTCCAACACCACCTCCAGTAGATGGACCTAAACCAGGTGCAATAGATGTTGAAAAGTTTATACAAGAACTAGATGATGCACAGCAAGTTATAGAAAGAGTTGAAGAAATAGATGATGAGGGTGAAGATGTCTCTTACTATAGAAACAAACGAACAGGTAAAGTATACAGTAGGGTTACTAAAGTTACCAAAGATAATACGATCGAACCAGATATGGAACTTCTGGTTCAAAGCGGTGGTCACTTTGGAACAGAAATAGATAATATAGCAAGGGCTATTCTTCTTGGCGAAGAAGTCAGGTGGGAAGATTTTGTTAATGAAGACGGTTCGTATATAATAGAAACTGAAGAAGAGTTTAATAAGCTAGTTGAAGGAATCACTAAGTATAAAGAGAAATGGCTTAGAGAAGGATATATTATAAAAGCTGATCGTACCTTTGTATACGACGATCAAGCTGGAATGGCTGGTGAACTTGATATTCTACTAATACATCCAGAGACAGGTGTTATTAAAATTGTAGACCTTAAGACCAAACGTCGTGGAGGCAAAAAGACTCCTTTACATAAAAATAGCAAATACGTTAAACAGCGAACAGAGAACCATACAAAACAATTATCCGCCTATGCTATTCTTATGAGTAATACACATGGAGTCGAAATTGATTCTATCAGTGTTATTAATATTATTGTTGAATATGGTGATAATGATTTTGCTAATTGGACGACGATAGAAACACAAACAAGTGAAGCTACTGTTATACCAAAAGAACAACAGCTAGAGTTAAGGGATCGTGTTGAGCTTACAGAAGAAACAGAAACCGGTGTAGATGTTTTAGTTAAACAAGCTATGGATCCCAATGATCACGCTGCTCTAATAGAGGATATTAAGGCTTGGATTAAAGAAGAGTATGGAGAAGATATTGATATTACTCCTACAGATACAAGCAGTACGCCTAAAGAGCCAGCGCCTATAAATGATGCAGATACCCAGAGTGTCTTTACAACAATAGCTTTTCTTATGAAGGTTGCAAAAGAACAAGGTAACTTTAAAATGGTCAAAACATTAGAAAGACTTGAAGCTAGGTTGCGATGGTTTGAAGAAAATAATGTTGATGATCTCCCTATTACTGAAAAAGTTGTAGAAGCAAGCTTAAACATAAAAGCATTAAGAAAATCCTATACTGAGATTGAAGCTGAATACTTTAAAAACAAGGCATTTAAGGAAGGTATGGAAGCAGAGAGAGATGCTGAACAAATAGCTCCTATTATTGCAAGACTTGTTCAAAAACAAAACTGGCTAAAAAGAACATTTGGAAAACTGGCTCCCGCCACAAAAGGTTATACGTGGACAGAAGTTGAGCAGAAACTTATTGATCGATTAGGAAAGAAATATTTAAAGAAGGGATTCCCTAAAGGTATAGAGGGTGATTGGGAAGCTAAACTATATACAGTAAGAGATGCAATACTAAATAAAAAAACCAAACTTGGAGAAGCTTTCGCAACAGCAAAAGCTAAATACGATAAAGAAATCGATAAGGTACATCAAGAAGAACTTAAAGCTCTTCAAGCATTAAGGAGAGAAGTAACTAAAGCTAACGTGTTGGTAGTACAAACTCATGGTGGTAAGTGGGCTACGGGATTAATAGACACAGCTAAAGATTTAGCTACAGCAATAGAAGAGAAAGAAGCAAGTCTAGAAAGAGCTGAATGGTTATTCAATAGGAAATGGGAGTACACAGTAAATGGTGTTAAGGTTGTAGAATCTTCACTACCTCTTAGTGCTTTTGAATCTCTGTTTGGAGGAGAGCACAAGCTTAATAATATCCGAAGACAGCTAGAAAATAGACACGGAAAAAAAGACCAGTATACTAGAGATGAAATAGAACCACTCTTTGATAAAATGCAAGAGAGAAAAAGAACACAGATTAGTAAGATGGGTGTAGGTCATATCAATATGCTTGGCAAGCAGGTTAGCAATCTTGCTCAAAGTATTATCGAAGCTGATACTTTTGTTATAGATCAATGGGATCCAGATAGACCAGCGCCAATTAAGATGACAACTCTTGAACGAGCAACGCTAATGGAAGATGAGGCTAACATGGTAACATCTTCAGCGCAAACTAATATAGAAGTAGCAACAGCTTTAGGACAATATGCAAGACGATTGCTTTATACCCTTAATAGTGCAAAATGGTCAGACGCTGAAGCAATACCACATTGGCTATTAAAGAAAGCATTGCCCGGAAATATCTATGGATTTAGACCGGAATTAATTTTTAAAGATAGCTTAGTCACTGCTGACATTTCGTCACACGATATGCTATCGGTTACTAGTATGGAGTTTGAGATTGAAGGTGTTAAGAAAACTTTAGCCTTACTAATATCTAGACTAGATACTAACCTAAGGCAGGAATATGCATACACCGCAGAAACTTTACGTCAAGCATTAAACGATCCTGATAATCAACATAGTAAGTATAGCATCTATGCTGCACGTAAGATTATTACAATGCTTAAGAATGCTCAGATTGATCTTAATACAAAGGCTTTTGACCAAAGGTTAATCGATAATAAAGGCGAAGCTTTTAAAATTGTTGCTAATAAGACTCGGTCTGACTTTACCTTTGGTGATGAAAAAAAGTTTCTTGAACATATACATAAGGTTGCTAATAACTTTATACAAAACTACTTAACCGATAAAGGTCAAAATGAGTTCTTCCATAACACAGGTATTAATCCTGATTCCTTAGGAGATATTCCACTAAATGATTTGTTCCAAGGTCTTGCATTATTCTTAAACGTAGACCCTGCTACTTACTTCATAGAGTTAGGAAATGGTAAAGAAGACTATGCAAGTGCTGCTGAATTAGGTGTTGGTCTGGTTCAGCTTGCACTGCGAAATGCCCCTGGTACCATTCGACGAATCGTAGATAAAACTGATCCTGCAGATGTAGAAGATAACTGGGCTTTAATAACTGACCCAGATGGAGATGTCCGAAATAAAGTAATTAACAAAGATAGCTCAGACGATTTTGACACATCCCGTAGCGGCAATAAAATGTTACTTGCTCCTTTAGAGGGAGATGTACAACGATGGGCACCTGTAGAAGACTGGACATTGATGAGAGTCTTAGAGGATGAGATATACCGTAACCGTATTAAGTATGCTTTAAATGTTGAGATAACTGCAGATTTAAAGAAAGAGTGGAGAGCAAGAACGGCAGAAGAAATAATTGGCGATCGACATCCGATGCATAATGTTGGGCGTAGAGTACCATTTAGATTATCTCCATATATCAATAATAAAACACCTCGTGGCGAAGTGATGGATAATGATCAGCTCATAGAAGCTCTAATGGAACTTCAGCTTGATATGGGTCCAGTACTGGAGATGTATATCCATGATGCTATCATAGGATTTAGAAAACAATTCCGTTCAGACGAAGCAACACAATCCGAATGGTTTGGTACTGGCTTTGACGTAGTTGTTCCTACTACTTCCTTGGGTAGACTATCAGCACTATTTAGATTACAACCACATCTATTTAGTGCTACAGATACAGACGTTACAGGAAAGCCTATAGGTCATAGTTTGATGTATCAAATCTTTGAGCAAGCACTAAGGATCGAAGATAAGTACGATACTTTCGATGATGCCATGGATAACTGGAATGAAAACGATCAGTCATTTGCTGGTCTACACACTTTCTGGTTTATGGATCTTACATGGGAAGAAATGGTAGATAACCTGCAGGGACTTATACAGTCTATGTCTAATGAAGATGCAGCAGGACGGTCTCAAGCAGATTTAGATGCTGATCCAGAATATGCAGGATGGAAAGTAGATCTTATAGATAGATACATTACCAGTGGTCTAGAATGGGCATCTGCGGTTTTACAAAGCAATCCAGATGCTAAGTTAGATAAATTTAAAACTTTATTTACAGCACTAGGTATTGATATGGCTACAACGACAGAGACCCGTCAAGAAATTTACAAACGTCTTAAAAAAGAAATGAAAGACGATCCTGAAGGTAAATTTGAAACAGTAAGGGAACGATTATTTAAACCAGGACCTCTTACTATTCTTTATGGTGGTGGCAAAGAAGCCTTTATGAACGCACATAATAATATTCAAGCCCAAGAAGAACTTGCAAAAATAAATAGTGACTATGGTTTAGATCTTACTATGGATGATCTAGGTAATCTTTCAGAGTTTCTATATCAAGCAGGTCAGGGTGAGGGAAGTCAGTTACTTAGAAAGAGTATGAACTATAGTGCAGCCCTAAAGCGAAGAGTATTTGAACAAATGTTTGTCGAAGGTGGTATTCAAGTAGGCAGTAAAGATGTAAGAGGTGGAGTTGGACCGGGCTCAATGCAATCAGCTCTTGATGCAGCTAGATCTCCAGAAGCGCAAGCTGAGCTTAAAAAATTAAACGATGCATTAACTCCTGAAGAAAGAAAATTCGCAGAGTTTATTATGAGAGCTAGTGATGCACAAGCTTTACTTAACGGTAGAATTGCTGCAATTGCAGATCTGACTAACAAGACTGTAGAAGAGGTTGAGTCATACCTTGGCAAACGCTTAGAAAAAGTTCAAGCTTTTGTTGATGAAAAAGTAAACAATGGAGAGGCGATTACTGACGCTGACATGGAGCGTATTAACGAAATGCTAACTGGTGATCGAATGGCTTGGAGAGATATACAAGCACTTAGAGCACAGAACTTACAAAACTCTGTAGCTCACTATATTGATCCAGGTGTATTGGAATTACAAGCACGTATCATGGGATATGATTATGACCCTACAGATTTGATGGGTCTTCAAGATCATGCATTATACTTTGCCTATGCTCGATCACACGACTCTAAGAGATACTATCAAACTGTATTTGATACAATGAACATACATCCCGTTAATATTAGTTATTCTAAAGTTGCGACAAGAGTAGAAGAGTTGACACAATCTGAAGCATTTAAAATTAGAAGAGACGCACTAATAGCAGAAGGTGTTAATGGTGATGCCATACAAGCAGGTACTTTAACTCGAGCAGATATTGAAGCACTCTACGGATTATTGACTGAAGATGGAGGCAAGGCTCCTCTTGGTATGTGGAACCTTGAAAACAATAGAGCATATGCTTTAAGAGATAAATACTTTATTGACGATCCAACGAAAACTGCAGATGAACGACAGGATGCTATTAATGCTTGGAAAGCAGAAGCTAGAGAACTTATTGAAGAGAGTTTAATAAGAGACGAAATGCTTTATGAAGCTGCCTATGGTCCTATTGCAACTAGCGATTATATGAACGGTACTACGGTAACAAGTAAGAGTGGAGAAGAGTTTGAAATATTCTCTGAACTTGATGCTGAAACTATGTATGACGTTATTGCAAAGAGGTGGAAAGAATCCTCCTTGCTTGCTGATAATGAATATGATCAATTAATACAAATGGTTCGGGATGTTGAAGCACTTCGAAAAGCTAATGCAAACGAAGAAGCTGAACTAATGTATAGACAACTTCTCCTTCAGATAAATAAACAAGTCAGTCTACCTATGGAAGTAATCACACAGGTTGAAGATCTTGGTGCCCGAATAGCCCAAGAACGTTACCCATCAGATAGAAAAGGTACTGCTGTTAAAAGAGGTGGGGATGTCCGAAACGCTTCTGACCTTATAGGATTGAGAACAGCTAATCCTGGTGGTTATGCTGGAATGCGTCCTCTAATTAAACAAGTTTCTTGGGAACAAGTTGGATCTCTAGCGTTACGAGAGAAATACTATGACAGACTTATTAACGAACTTGAAGCTGGGTTTAAAGATAATTTAGATTTGGATGTGGATAAACAAGAAGAACTTAATGATGTTATTCCTTTAGATCAAAGACAAGATATTGATATCTATGCTGACTCATTAAACGAAATAGTCTTCCCTGAATTAGATATAGATGAGAAGTCAAGTCTTCTTAGTCCTACTAAAGTTAATGTAAAGAACCACGCATATAGATTAAAGACAAATCTAGATAGCTGGGCAGCTGAAGTCGGTATAGAAATAGACGGTGTAGATAAATATCCAACACTATATTATCTAAAAGAGCTAGATGAAATGTTTGGCTTCCTACATTCTGATGTTGTTCCTCCAGCAAACTCACAAAATTATAATATTATGATGGGATTAAGAACTATTAAAGAAGCTCTTGCAAGCGAGCTGCCACTTGAAATTTATAAAGCCAAGTTTAACTTATTATCTAATCTATATAAACTATACAGAATATCATATGGTATTAAAACAAGAGGTGCTTCTCATTTATCATTACATGAAGAAGGAGCAGCTGTAGGTATTAAGTTTATACCTGAAGCTAAAGATGGTATACTGTCTTATACTGATATGATTAGGTCGGGCATGACAGGAAGAAACCTACTTCAAATTCCATTAATGCACGGACTACAGGGTGAAGATTACATGCTTCTTACTGAAGATAGTATTAACGCAGGTGAGTATATTAGATCGTCTGCAACAGTAGAAGGCACAGACTTTATGCAAGGTATTGATGCTGATATGCTCTTTGTCCACGGTGCTGATCAATGGGGTCTTATGGATTATATAACAGAGAAACTTGAGACTGACTATCATGTATCAGAAGAAAATATCAAAGCGTTTAGAGAAGGTGCTTTATCTCCTATCATAAGTCCAGAAACTGGTGGTAATAAGATTAGCTTAGAAGATTATACAGCCCTATTCTTAAACGCACTTCAAGAAGTTCATGCTGATAGTATATCTAACTTTGATATGTTCTTAATAGATACTAGGGTCCAAGCTGACGGTACTTTAGTACCTTTAGATATTCAAGCTGCAACAACAGATAAGGCAGGTAAAAAGAATGTTTCTGCTCTAGTTAAGCGAAGTCCTCTAGCTACAATTACTCTACGCTCAGCAACTATAGTAGGTGAACGTAAGGTTATAGGGATTACTCCTGAAACATTAATGGAAGCTATAAACACTTTATCTAACTATAAGACAATTGAAATGATGGAGTATGCTGTTAGACATGGTGTGCATGTAAATACCAGAGCTATTGAAAGAGGTGATGGTAAAATACAAAGAACTGCCAGAGAAGCTTTATCCTCAAACCTTAGACAGAAGGAAGGATTTAACTTTACTGAAGATAGACACAATGAACAAATGCTTCATGATGCTATGGAATTCTTAGTAGAAGAAGGAGAGCGTAAATTAAAAACAGTAGGAGATGATCAAACAATCTCAGGAAAGACAAGCCGTTTTCTTGATGCTGAACATTATATTACTACAACTACTACGGTAAAACTATTCCCTGGTGCTAAAGAGTTTGACGTACCTGTATATAAAGCTGCTTTCCTTTCTCCTGTACAACGAATATTACATAGATTAGATAGATACGGAAGCCGTAGAATTCACGACAAGATTGGTGGAATGATTGAATCTGAAGACGGATTAAACCTATTGATGGTCTTAGGATTTATGCTACGCAACCCTCACGTTACTTCTCAAGAACTTGTAGTAGTAATGCCATGGTTAACTAAGGAGCTAACTAATTTAGAAAACAAGAACGATAGTGTCTTTGATGTTGTTAATGAGTTTATTGGTAGAGCTGAAGGCACACTTGAAGATATTAAGAATGAACTAATGTGGCGTGAGATGTCTCCTGACATTTCATTCCACGGTATTCCAATTGAACCGGATGCTCGTGGTAAGGTAGGGTGGCAAGGTAAAGCCAATCCAATCGCTATGCTAGCTAGGTCTCATTGGGAAAATATGACAGAAGATGTTGGCGATGTAGATATTGATGACTACTTTAGAAAAACTTTCCTTCCATTTATTACTGACATGTGGCACAGCCATGTAAAAAAATACTATCTCTCTAAGGAACATGCAGAAACTATTAAGTTTATTGAAACCAATCTAGACAGCTTAGGATATGTTGCTTATCTAGATTCAATTGAAACTATTCGAATGGTAGATAAACCAGTTGGAGAAAGCATGAAAGCTTCTGATAGTCACTTGACTGCAAAAGATTTAAGATGGAGAGCAAGCCAACGAGTTACTTTAAATGCTAAGACTCTTAAAAGGCTTAGGAAAAAATCTAACCTTCTTGAAGAATATAGGGGTAATGCATATGTGTACCCACATCTAGTTAAACTATTAGATGATATTGACAACATAACTAAAGTGAAGGACGATAAAGGTAATGTTACTAACGATGGTTTTATTGATGAGATAGCAGCAGATGCATTGAGATCAGCTATCGGTTACTTGGCTAACGTTAACCCGGAGTTTGTAATTCAAACTCGGATTGAAAAGAAGAGGATGGAAGGTTTGTATGTGGGCTTTGCTCAGAAACGAGATAAGACTGAAGCGAACATAAGTTTTAAAGACCTATACGATACTTCTACAGAAATAGATGAGAACGTTAGAGACTTTAAGAACATGTTACTGCTTTCTGGTATGACCCGAACTCAAATTGATACTCTCCCAGAGTTTAAAGAAGGATGGGATACAGAAGTAGATCGTGTTGTAGGTCTTGATATTGAAACAAACATTACAAATAATCTTGATCTTAGAAAAATATCTGTTGCAGCTATTGTGCAATCTTCAGATAGTGCCTTAGAATATGAAACATTTACTCGAAGAAACTCAAAGGGTGATCAATGGCTTACTGAGAAACAAGCTAAAGAAATTTTAAATGAATTGGAAAGGTTACAGAATGAGGGTGTTAAGGTAGCTACCTTTAACGGAAATTCCTTTGACTTATTAACCTTAGGTAAAATAGCTAAAGCAGACTCACAAGCTGCTAGAATTGCTCTTAGAAGTTTTGATGCTATGCAAATCTTAAAGTACAGCAACACTACTAGAGCTGACGTTCATAGAGCTAGACTAAGCTTGGCTAACAGTGCAAGAGCATTCGAAGCTGGAGAGAAGTTTGGTACATCAGCTGAAGCTGCTGTTCTGCAAGACATTTCATTAGGGCTAGAGCCTAATGTACCCGAAGGAATGAATGAAGAAACTTATAATAAGATACTTGAAGACTATGGTACTGCAGAAGAAGCAGAAGCTCGTCTGATGGAATATGTAGTTAATGATACTATGATTACTGCTAATCTTCTTGTTAAGCTGATTCAAAAAAGACAAGGAGATGATTCTCTTGTAACTATTAGATCTAGCTATAGACAGCCAGCTGCTATTGAAGTTAACGTACAAGAAGTTAATCAGTCTTGGAACGTAGGTAAAGAAGCAGGACAGATGCCTCGATCAATGGTAGAGTGGAATGGTCGTGGCATTGCTATGCCTAAAACCGTAAACATTAAAGGAGATCCTACAAACGATCCTGGATATTTCATAGGTCTTGATCATAGAAAACTAAGACAGGCAGATACAGCATCTGCTATTGAAGTTCTTTTCCACGAGCTTTCTGAAATAGCTATCCTTAAATACATGAATGAAAACTCAGCTGCTTGGAGCAACCTTGTTGCAGAACTTAGAAGACCTGAGAATCTAGAGCTACTAAATAAACTTGTTAAACAAAGTGAAGGTAACAAATCTAATCTAGCAACAGGAATGAAGATGGCTTACTTTACTGACACCTCTAAACCAAACGAACTAGTTGCTGCGTTTACTCAATACTATTTAGCTGCTAGAGTTCTTGGAGATCCTAGAGGAACTATCTCTGAGGAAATACAAGAAATTAGATCATCTGGTTTCTTTAAACACTTGAAGAAATTTATGGGAGATGTCTTTGGTTGGATAAGAGATCAGTTCCAAGGCATGGCTCATATCTTTGTAGACTATATGGATGAATCTCCAAGAGAGTTCGATCATCTTATGACAATGCTTGACGCTGTAATGGGTATCGATGCAGAGGGTGTACGTATGCCTGATGTAGGCAATCTTGCAGGAGATGCAAGGTTTACTAAACTCTTTGATAATGAAGAACCATTTGAGCTTAGAAAGTATGATACAAGTGTACTAGGTAAAGGTGAAGAGCTTATGACTGATGAGCAATATCTAGAACTTGTTGACGACAAACAAGAGGTAACAGAGCAACTAAATAGACTAAGACTTAAGTATGGTGATTCTGACCCAGCGACTTGGACAACAGCAGATGAAAATTTATATAGTCAATACATTGCTCAAGAAGTTAATCTTGACAATATGTTAAAAAATCATGGATACGCTAAGGGTGATAAAGATTCTCCAGAGCAGTTTGGCAGACATATCTGGGGGCTTACTAGACAAGAGCAAGTTGAAGCTGAAGCTATTATTAACGAAGAGTTTTTACATCCTACAGCTCATAAAACAAGTAATGTAGATTACGCAGGTAAAGCAATTATACGATCGGGTGATACTACTCTTATGGCTGCCTTTGCTTATATGATAACTAAGAATATGTCTGAGCACTTTGGTGGAAGATATAATCAAGGAATAGGTGGAGCCCTTCGAAACTTTGGTAAACAGAGTGAACTTATAGGAAGTGTTCTTGAAGGTATTAAAGGACATGTTCTATTATCTTCTTCAGGTGCTCAATATACTTACAATAGTCCTTATACTGCTGCAGTGTTAATGTCAAATCTTTTAGTCGAGGGTTCTATCTTGACCAGTAACTCTATACTGCCAAGCAATAGCGGTATTATTTCAGGTGCTGCAGCACAAAGAAGATCTAGTGCTATGGCTAAAGCTATTGATGCAACATGGATACAAGATGTTGCAAATCCATTTAAGCTAAGTAAAATGTATAAAGAAACATTAGACCCTGAAGCAAAAGCTAGACTGGTTGCTACTTTACAAGAAGATGTTATTAGAAGGATTATCGACAAGAAGTATGACTTAAGTAAGTATGATGGAGACGTAGCACAAGGTATATCAGCTCTTGCTGATGAGTATAATGCCTTTATTCGAGATATGTTCGAGCTTAATAGAAAACTTGGTAACTACTACGCTGATCCTAATAAGATGGAACTTATACCATGGTCGACTAAGCTATTCTCTGATGGTCATGTAGATATAGCAAGAGATACTTCAATTAGAGATGCGTTACATAAAAAACTAATTGATAAGGTTAAAAAAGAAACTAATCAAATACATCCCGTATATCTATACGCAGCTAACTTATTACCACGAGCTAATGACTTAAAGAACAATCTTCGTTCAATGCAAAAGGATAACCCTATGTGGTTTGACTTTATTTTAGAACGAGCTTTTGTTAATTATAAAAAGATCACAGGACGTAGAACTTTATCTAGAACAGAGTTCTTAAATGATAGTATGACATACATAACCGATCCTGAGCCATTACATTCTGGAAGTAACCTAGAACGAGGCTCTCGATTATCTCAAGCATGGATAATGGTAACAACCGATCTGTTAACTAATAATGAAGTCCTCAATTGGAAAGATGTTTTTGATCATAAAAAAGGTGTTGCAGAACATACTGATGAAATTAAAAGAATTAAATCAGTTGTTTACAAGAAGACAATTGACGGAGATAACAGATATGCTGGAGGATCAGAAGCAAATCTTAGACAGACTTTGCAAGAGCTTAGGAAGATTAATGAACTAGGCGACAGTAATATTAATGGGTACTATTTAGATCCTTCTCAAATTATCAATACAGAATATAACTCAGTAGCTTCCTACTTAACAGATGCTTTCTTACATAGAATTTCTAATAAAGCATTCTTTGTATATGACAATACCTTTATACCAATGGTTTCTGAAGTCTTAGACGATGTCGGTGTTAAAGAATTTATCGAACTAAACCCAGCCGTCCTTGCTGATAACATTGCAAAAACTCATGGACATGATGTACATGAAGTAGACGCATTCTCAGAAATAACTAGGACGGATCTTAACTATCAGGATTTGCTTAATCTCTTTTCAAATATAACTAATGCTCGTAGTGGTATTCGTGTAACTGATGGTCAAGGTAGGTCTCTCGAAAGAACAGAGCAAGCTAAGCTACATACATCATTTAATGAAGTACTTAGGCGTAAGTACGTAGTTCTTAAAGGAGTAGCAAGTAGATATGGTGACGGTGGTGGCGACCCAACACTGGCACATGCTGCTCCTTATACAAATGATATTATTAAATCTGTCTACGGTACAAACCTAGCCTTTGCTAGTTCCTTTGTAGAAGGTAGTATGGCTGGCTTGGTTCACACTATTGGATATGATGGAATTAAAAACCTGTTAATCCCGGTCATTTCTTATCTTAAGCCACTAAGTAAAAACTATGATTCTAAAGTTGCTAGAGATATGCTGTATAGTCTTAGATTAGCAAAACAAGAAGATATGCCTGGTATGGATGATCTAGATGCTGGTCATCAGTTCTTATCTGATACAGGCACAGGTACCGCTGGTTGGATGAATAAGTGGGCGGGTAAAGTTACAAGACACGCTCAGCGAGTTAACCAAGAACTTAGAGCTCAAATTGACTTAGTACAAAGAAACGCTATCATGGATCTTTATCAAGGAGGTCAGTGGATGGCTATGGTTCGTATGATTGCTAGCGATGAAGAAGTGGCTGCTTATGAAGCTGATCCTAAAAAGTGGGTAAAGCAAGAACAGGCTAGAGTTAATGCACATAACGCAGCAATAGACGCACATAACGCAAAACCTGAAAACAAAGATAATAAGATTCCAGAAATAAATAAACTTACCGCTAGAACAAAGCCTGGCTTTGAAGTATCTAAAGGTGAGTTTGTAAGTATGGAGAAGCTACTACAAGACGAGAAGACTTCTTGGAAGCTTTGGAAAAAACTAGCAGCTGCCTCTGGATGGGGTAAAGGAAGAAAGAGTAAGTGGCGACTAGCTATGATCATGGCTCAGAACGGTCTTATGACTCCACAGGCTATTGCTGCCTTTGGTGAGATGGACTCTGGTGCTAGGACAATGAATACGGCAGAAGCTGGAGAACACTACTTCCACCTATTCAGAATGAGACAGTGGGCTCAGACTAAACGAGACTCTTCAAAGAAAGGTGTGACCCCTGTCAAGCACAAAGCCCGTATGGATCTGTACTATAACATGAGGAACGCATTGCAGATGCAGGTAGAAACTATTATTACCGCACCTAATGTTATGGATCTTAACGTAGGCTCTGAAGCTTTGAGTCAGATTCTACACCAGTATAGAACTTATCCTATGCTCTTTACATCACAAAGATTAATTAGAGATGCCTCTAAATATGACGGCTACACATTTACGATTAAACTAGTTACAAATCTTATGCTTGATATGGTATACAGTATTATTACAATGATGGCTGGTGGCTATCACTGGGAAGATATGATAGATGATTTAGAGAATGACACAGGAAGCTTTGTAGCTTTACTAGGTTCTAGACTTCCTATGTTCGGTCTCTACGGTGCTATGGTTATGGAGATAATGGGAGCCTTGTATATAGGCAAACGACCTGAGGCTGTCTCTCCGATCTCTCTAGCAGGTTTTATTAATTATATCACGGGAACAGCTAGTGGGCTTAAGGGTCTTGCTATGGGCGACTGGGGTGATGATACACAAAAGAATCTAATCAATGCTCTGAGGATATTCCCTTATATAGGAGAAACCCTAGTACGTCTTGGACTACACTCAGCTATCCGTACAGGAAATATGAGGGGATCGTTTAGCAAGTACGGTGGAAACAGTAATAAAGAGTTTACCACAATGGGTGTTGACCCTAGTATGCTACAAGGAAATCCTCGGATTATGATGGAAGATTTTGTCATGGAGCTGTTCCCTGGACGGTTCCCTGACGATCTTGAAAAAGAAGACTTTGCTACATACGCTGGGGTACGCAACGCTATTGACAACCTACCTGATAGACAAGCAGCACAACCGCTGTTACCACAAGAGACAGCACCTAGTCAGACGAGTCCAGGTCCTATCGTGCCCTCAGAGCCACGAGGATCCTCTCTAAGAGCTCCTGAGGATATCGGAGGGGGTATGGGTGGTTCGTACATCCAAAGCCCTCTATAAGAAAATCGACTTAGGGGTCGCAAATTTATCTGAGGCATTAATGGGTTTTGAAGGCGGACTGACCCCCCGTACCCCTCTGTCAATGATAGCGTGCAGAG